CCCGCGCGAGCGCGTCCGTGTACTCGCCCGCGTAAGCCTTGCCGTCCTTGCCGAGGAGTCGCGCCTCGTCCATCAGCCTGAATTTGAGCCCGGCAATCTCCGCCATTCGGTTCTCGACCTTCTGGAGCTTGAGGATATGGCCCTTGAGTTCGATCATTTCTTTCTCGTCGGTTTCCAGCCGTGCTTAAAGGCTTGCGCAACCTTCTCGAAGTTGGCCCTTCTCTTCTTAGACTTGAAATGAAAAATCTTCCCCGACGACATCTTCAGCCCGCGCTTTCCGACTTTCATGATGCCTCCCCTGGGCCCGGCTGCGCAGCCGCGGCCTCGCCCGGCTTTTTTGTCCCGGCCTTCATGATGAAGTCCAGGGCCTCGTCGAGCGATGGGTTTGCTTCCCGCGTCTCCTTGAGCTTGTTCAGGTTCTCAAGGATGGCCGCCTCCGCCTCGTCGACGTCCGTGATATCCGGGTTGAAGCGCTGATAGAACTGACCGAGCCCGATGATGCCGCTCTTCAGCCGCTTGGCCTCGAGGTCGATCTCGTAGACGGGGTCTTCCGGGAACTCGATCTCTCCGAAGTCCACGGTGAATATCGCGTTCTCCGGGATCTGTTCCCAGCCGAAGAAGCCCGCGTGGGCGTTGTTGACGATCCGGGTCTTCTCGAATAGCTCCATCTCGAGCTGTCTGTAAGTCGGAACCTGCTCCTGCCGCGATTCGAGGAGCGCCATGTTCCTGATCTTGAGCGCCCTCCCCGATATCTCGCTCACCGACAGCGACCACATGTCCGCCGAAATTCCGTAGTTGTTGATGATCATATTGATGTCGGCGGCGATGGATTTATCGAGCTGATCCATTGCGATCTGGAGGTCGAGGGTGCCTATCGATGAGTTCTCGCCCTTGAGATGGAGCATCGTCATGGGGTCCGTTCGCTGTTTATTCGGCACGTTTAGGTCGTCGGCGATGACGTAGATTTGCTTGAACGAGGCGGTCTTGAAGTAATAATCCTTTAGTGTGAGCTTCCAGCCGAGGCCCACGGCGGCGTTATAGAGATCACGCCCCGAGTCCTGGTCCCAGAAAGAATCCTCGGGGTGCTGGCGGTGCGAGACGACGGCGGGGATGACAAAGGCCCCGTCCTTGTCGCGGTAGGGATACGGCACACCCCCCTGCGAGCCGTCCGGGCTGTAAATCGTCGAGATCGTCCGGAAGCTGCTGTCGAGGATTACGTGGTTCCCGTTGACGTCCCAGTAGGCGTAACGGAGGAGGGCCGAGGTCGGCGTATTGACCGATGTCAGCAGGTAGAACAGGGCATCCATCTTCGAGGGGTTGTCCGGGTCCTGGATGACCGTGCAGGCGTTCGGCGTAACGAGGTCGTAGCAGATCCGCCCGTCGCGCGCGGCGACCATGACGATGATGTCGTTCACGGCGTTCGTGAGGCGGTTCACTTTCCTCATACGCGTGTCGATGTCGACCTCGTCCTTGATGGCCTCGTAGCGGTCGCTCTCGACATCGAGGGCGCGTTGAGCGTCGGCCTTATAGACCATCGAGATCTGGTTCACGACGCGCTTGAAGACGTTCTGGCTCTGGTTGACGTGGTAGTGGAGGTTGTCGTAATTCTCCTTGCAGAATAGCTTCTTGAGCGTATCGCGAATGATCTCCTCGTAATCGTCCGAGTAGACGCATAAGCGGTTGTCGGCCTCTTCCTGGCGGTCCTTCTCGGCGCGCCACTTCGCGGCCAGAACGCTGTTGATAATGGCCTGAGGAACGATTGATTTGAACATGTTATGCCACCCCGCACGAGGATTTCCGGACAGGGAACCGGTTGATGAAGAACTCGCCGAGCGCGTCGATCCAGTGATCGCTTATGCCGTCTTTTAGCGGCAATTCGCTCTGGATGTCGCCCTTCGGATCCGGGTAGCGGTACATCTCGAGCGCCTGGACAAGGTTTGTACAGGTCGGAGAGATGGAGAGCTTGCCGTTCCGGAGCCATTTCCGGATCTGATTGACCCGGTCCTGGATAATGCCGGGGTACTTGTGCTTGTAACGAACCGCCCCATAGCCGAAAATCGCCCGGAGTTCGGCGACCGATGATGTGCCGAGCGCCTCATTCTTAGCGTCGCCGGCGGGATCGCAGCCGATGAGCGTCGGGCGCGCGGGCGCGGCGGCGTCGATGATGTGCTTACCGATGACCGGGATGGGCGTCTCGCGCCGGCCGAGCTCACTCCATACAAACACATTCTCCTGGGCGTCGACGTTGATGAATACTACCGCCGTCGGGGCGCTCCAGCCGAAATCGACCCCGAGGCAATATTCCATCTCCGGGTTGAACTTGATGGGCTCCCCGGTGACATGCCGCTCCCGATTGAAGTCCGTGAATACCTGGCCGCCGAACGTCTCGAACGATGCCTCATATTCCTGGCGGAAGACGCGGGGATCCATGTCGCGGCGGGCCCGCTCGATTTCATCCGGCGGAATTGTCCCGGCTTCCGAGGTTTTGATGTGCTTCGAATACCAGTCGGCGGGATGCTTCATCGCCATGTTGTCGACGTCGTAAAAGTGGTTGTAACCCTTCGGCGTCGAAAGAATGAGGACCGGCGCCTTTGTGTCGGACGTGGCCGGCTGAAGAACCTCCTCCCATATTTCCTTCTTCATGATCGCATACTCGTCGATGACAAGCCGGTGGAGCTTTACGCCCCTGAGTGAATCCGGCTTATCGGCACCCTTGAGGTGGATTATGGCGCCGTTACGCCACTTGATGAGGAGGTCGCTCTCCACCGCCTTCTCGATGAGGTCATACTCACGGAAAGGTTCGACGTTGCGCTTGAAGATCTCCCAAGCGATGTCCTTCGCCGCCCCGTAGGTCGGCCCGACATACCAGTTGACCGAGCCCGGGACCTCGGCCGCGCCTTGCGTGAGGTCGTCGCATCCCAGGATCGACTTCCCCGACCGCCGGCCGGCGCAGACGACACGGAAGCGGTGCTTATCCCGCTTAACCTCCTTCTGCCAAGGGAGGAGGCCATAGGGCAGGCGGATGACAATGGTGTCGGTCATACACCCCCTCCATTGCCGTCGGCGTAAATGACGAAGTAATTCCGCGGCTGAGTGATCTCGACCTTATCCTTCACCTTGCCTTCAATCCGTTCAAAGATGAGTTCCACGGCCCAGGGTTGTCCGGCCAGGGCCCTTGTCCAGACAACCACAATGAGTTTCTTAAATTTCTCGCCCCTGAACCCTTCCTCCGCCAGCGCCGCCTTCATGGATTTAGCTAGATCTTTCGCCTCTCTGTTTTTGTGACCATCTAGGAGTCGGCGCGGATCTGGGCCGGGCCGGAAAGCTTTGCCCCTGGATTTATGCAAGAGCCTTACAGGTTTTGCAGGTGTTCTGACAATCATTCTTCTTTCTCCGCTATCGCCACGCCGACAAGTCTATCGGCCCGATGAAGCCTGTTGATGTTGTCGATGAGGCTGTCGGAAGGCGAGTCCACTTCGAGAGTAATCCGGGCAGATTTATCCCCCGAAACGAGAGACTTGATTTTCACCTCTTGGATCAACGCCTCAAAACCGACCTTTCTCACGGCAAGCCCTCCGATGTAGCAAACTCCCCTTGCGCCGAAACCATAGCGTTCGAAACCATGAATTCCGCATCTCGCTTCTTGCTATTACAACTCCGGCACATCGGCTGGATATTGCTCCATTCGCTGGTCCCACCTTTCGAGACGGGGATGATATGATCTATCTCCAACTTGCGGACCGGAAATTGATGACCGCAGTATTGGCATCGGTTATCGAGCATCTGGCATAGCCAAGCCCAGTACGCGGCATCGATAGAGTACCGCCCGAAGCGAATATCATAGTTGGCCATATACCGCTTACGTTCGGGTTTATTGTTGAAGCGATGGCAGGTCTCTCGCCGCCGATCTTTCTTCTGTTCCGGCGTCATTCCCGTTCCCTTGTTGAGGGACACTTGGCCGGGCTTGAACTCCGTCTCGGGGGAAACATGCCGCCCGCGCCGCGAAAGGCCATGACATCTCATGGAACAGTAATTATGCGGACACTTGATATTGCCAGCATACCGGGAGAACTCGATTCCGCATTGCTCGCAGATCAGGATCTGCTTTTTAAGGCGGTCATAATCCTTCGTCTTGATGCCCCGGGGATTCTTGTCCCACGGGATGACGGACTCAATCGGTGCTTTTATGATGTTCATGCTTTATTTGTGGGCGGCATTAACGCAGGACGAAACCTTTTGTCTGGCCGCCCATCGTGATTACGGGAGGGCCAGATAATGTTCTAGGGCCCCCTTTGCGATTAAGTCGCCCTCTCCATACTTGGACAGGTGTCGACGTATGCGCCGAACATGGGATTTCTCTTTCCGATGTTCTAACTGATACCGGGCGCACTTCTTGAGATTACGCCCATACTTCCGGCCCTTTTTGCTTCCCTTAGCCTTGTGGGGAGCGCCTTGGGACTTTCGTACCATAATGGTCTCCTTCGTGCTTTGTGCACTATGTAGTGACCATCATGGATACCTCCTGTTTGAAACATTAGGCGTGACAACTTTCATCCGTTGCCGGATGCTGGCCGTATCACCACGTCGAACATTGTCCCGCCCGTACATGCCAACGGTTTGGCAATTCCGGAATTTAGGCGAGACGGTCAAAATTTATTCCGGAAGCTTAGGCTACCGGGGGGCCTAAGATAGGCTGTGCAGATTATGCACGACTTAAAATGTAGCAAGGGCCGCCCCGATGACGGCCCTGCGCCCCTTCGCCGAAGCTACCGGGGGTGGTATGTGAGCCGGGGTCCGGGTTTTCACCGAGTAATCTATCGTGCCAAGTCGCGACTATGGAAAGCGCAAGAATGCGCTCCCCTTGGTCGTATTACGCCTTTAACGCACCCGGTATTATGTGCAGAAACTTATCAATTATGATAATTTATTTAGATATACCTACCCCGCAACTTGTGAGAGGAAATAGGTTTTGCCTTTCATGCCAGCCTCACGAGCATCCCTAGGCACGTGCCCACCGCGGCCCCGAGCGCGTATACCACAAATAGTTCACGCCTGCCTGCGGAGATGCCGCGCTCCGTAACCAAAAAGGGAACAATTGTAACCAAAAAGGATAAGACCATTGCCAAGGGGACCAGGCCATGAGAAACGGCGCGTA